TCGTTCATGCCGAGGTGACCGTGACGGGCAGGCGAGGCCGCATCGCCCGTCAGGTACGCTTGCCGCAATTCGCTCTGCTTGAGCAGTGATACAAACTCAGGAGAGAGAACGATAACTCGCGCTTCCTCTGGAATGTTCAACTCGTCAAGATCCTTGGCCATCCCAAGGATGTTCTCAAGGATGTTTGTGGACGTGATCGAGGTCTGAGCACCAATAGTGGTTGCGCCAGTTACGACGTTAGCCAGAACGTCAGTCTCGACTGCGATACGCATAGACTCAGCCGCATCCTTAGATGCTTCTGCCAGCATGTCGATGTCGCCCTGCGCTGACAACAAGTCATCAACTTTGAACGCATAGCTCTTAGCCTGATCGATCAAAAGCTCGACAGTGCTGGTGGTCAGATCAGCGTAGCTGATAGTTCCAGTGTAGTCGGCAACAGTCACGTTGGGCACAGTGCGGATATGCACCTTGTCGCCCTGACCAGAGATCTCGCCTTCATAATCAGTGTTAGAAATAGCAGGAAGTACAGAAGTCTTGTAGAACTTCGCCTGCAACAGTTTTGAAAAGACTTCTGGGATGAAGCCGCCCTGATTGGCCGCGTAAGTAAACGCCGCTCCAAAGCCATTAGCACCAATAGCCATCGTTAAATACCTCTATGCAAGAGTTGTATTAACGCCGGATTCGGTCTTGCCTCCACGCTTCCATCACTGCGTCTTGGTTAGCCTCCCAGTCTTTCAGAGACATCGCATTGATTTCCGCCCGAGACCAGATTTTTTGTCCGGCACCAGTATCGGGCTTTCTGGATTTAGGGAGCTTTGGCTCTGCCGCCGCTTTCGCCTTTTCCAATGCCCGCTCTTGCGGCGTCGGTTGACGGAAACCAATGTCGCTCTTGAACTTGTTCAACAGATAAACAACTTCTGGCACGTTTCCGCGCTCAGCGTAGCGTTGCATCTCGTCGTTCTGTACCTCCAGCCAGTCAGCCCAGTCTCCCGATTGAACGATGTCGTCCAGATCTGGGTGAGCTTCCCTAATGAGAGACATGTGCTGTTCTTGCGCTTTGGCTTGAACCTCTTGATCTCTCACCTGCCGGAGTTGTTCAATCTCCGCATTGGTCTCGGCAACTTGTGCTTGCGTCCTTTCCATCGCATCCAGAATTGGTGCCGCAAGATCTGGGTACTCTTCCCTGACCTGCTTCAACTTCTCCAGATCGACGTCTTTCTCTGCAAGCTGACGCTTCAGGTTGTTCAACTCAGCCATTGCCTGCTCGTGCAAACGTCGCAGTTCTTTAGCCTCAGTTGTTGCCTGAGTCATCTTCCTTTGTGCATTCTTGTAGCGTTCGTCAGCCTTTTTCAGGGCTAACTCCGTTTCGGACAATTCGCCGCGCTCGTCCTCGACGGGAGCCTCGACAGGTTCTTCGGCAGTATCCGTTGGCTCTTCGGGTGCCTGTGCCTCAACCTCTGGCTGAAATTCCTCTGGCGTTTCCTCTTCTAGAGGGGCCGGATCTTCGCCTTTGTATTTGGCCATTAACTCCTGCGCTTCCGCTTCAAGTTTTGCTGGATTTACTTTCATCTTCCGGTTCCTGTTAGGGGTGTCCGTCAGTCGATGCTTGGTGGTCGCACTCGTAGCGCCCGATCAGCCTCGATGACCGCTTCAGCGGCCTGTTCTAATTCGAGCGCATCACGTAGCTCAGCCACGCGACCCTGCTCAAACCTAAAATTGTTTTTATCCGCAGACTCTAATTTCGTCTGAGCTACAGCTAATCTCTCAGCCAACAACTCCATCAGGAGGGGCCATTCCTCCGTCAAGGCCAGTACCTTGATTGCCCGCGCCTGACGCGGCGAGCATTTGCTGTTGCTGTAAAAGCGCTTGTTGTTCTGCAATTAGCTGTTCCTCAGACTTGATAACGTCAGCAGGATCGATGTCCATGCTCTGCGCGATGTCACGCAGGAGCTTGCCTCGATCAACTAGCTGTGAGTCCATGGGATTTGAAACCAGAGAGAGGAATTGAAGAAGTCTCTGGCTCTGCACTTCTTTCTGCACAAGTGCGGTGCTACCGCGAGCTAAGACCTTGAGGTCTCCCTTCGCTCGCTCATTCGTTCCGAACTCCATATTGAAGTGGAACAATGATTCAATCATAGGGCGTATGAGGAAATCGTCAATGTTTTTGATGGTGCTTTTGAGCGCTACGTTAGCCGCCCCCATCAGCATTGAGATACCCGTCGCCGTCTTGTTCAAGCTCTTCGTCTGCTCCCCGTGGGTGTACGACGGCAGTGATGTCGTCTCATCCGCAAAGCGTCGGAAGATCTCGATGATCTGGTTCAGGCCGTTGGCATTTGCGACAGGCTGGTAGTACCTGACCGCAGGCATTGACCCGTCTCCGCCAGACCGTAAAAAAACTCGCCACGGATGGAGATCGGTTGGATCTTCACCCGCCGCGAGGAGGTCGGTGTTTACTTCCACCATCGGACCAGAGGAGAGAGCCATGTTATCCAGCCAAATTCGTGTGGCCGCATTCATGGTTTGTTGCGAATCTCGCATCATGCGCGGCACACCCACGCCCCAGAACTGGTGGGGAGTGCGCTCATACGGAAAGATGTTGTATGGGATACGGTAACCTTTGACTGGATTCAGAGAGGCTTTGATGACCTTTCCTGAAACAATCCATACGTTTGCGTCAAAGTCCTGACTGGGATCTGCGCCCTCCGGTAGCTCAACCCCAACGTCTTTGAGGTCGTATCCGTCAATGGATCCCCAAAACTCCAGCAACTCATACCGACGCGAATCGCCGTGCTCGTTAATACCAGCAATCTGGCGGCGAGTCCGTTCGTGATCCTCTTCTTCATGGTTGCCTGTACGGTTGTCCCGCAACATCGCGAGAATAATTTCTGAGTCAAAAGCTGGCATTTCAGCCAACTCGCGGAACTGCCTTCGCGTAAGAACGTGACGACGGAACATACCGTGACAATCATCAAGGCTGGTGCAGAAGGGATCGGGATACAAATCAAAAATAGAAACCGATTCGATCTCGGGCCGCGCCTGCTCTTCCATGACCATCGCGTAAGATGACCGACCCATCTCGTCTTCCATGCGCTGGTAAGACTGAACTCGGTCGATTTTTACTGTGCCTGACTTAATTGCACCGGAGCCAAAGATGCAGGCCTCAAGGATGGCCTCTTTCATCTTCTGCTCAGTATTCTCTTCGATTAGCTGGTCTTCGATATCCTTCTGCATTTCCTCAGAAGCCACCAAGGCCAGACGCTCTTCCTGCTCTTGTAGCCCCTTACGGATAGCCTCTTCGTTTTCAGCTAGAACCTGACGGATAACTTCTTCTGGCTGTCCCTGACCAAACTGCACGATGTTCTGGATCAACATCTGTTGCATCTCTGCCCGCTTGAGCGGGTTGATTCTGGGTCGAGGCGTAGGCGCTACGCCAAAGAATGCGTCCCCACTCTGGAACAAAAGGTCAACAAGCCTGCTGTAAGCGGCCATAACTTTCGTTCGGGTAAGCCCAACAAATACCTTGCTACGGGATCCGGAGGCTTCTTCTAGGCGAGCGAGAGTATTAGGGTCGTATTGCCCAGAGAACTGGCGCAGATCCTTGATCCACTCATCTTCAGTTTCTCTACGGGCGTCCTTGTACTCGGTGAACAAGGACATAAGCCTTGCACCAAGATTTTGAAATTCTGACTCTTGAGTGCCGTCCGGATTCTCAACATCAAACCCGACACCCTCTTCGAGGTATTCGTCCATTACCATCCCACCACGGTGTCAACAGTTTTGAAGCGCCTGCCGACCGGCAAAACTTTAGGTCGAGGCATTGAAGCCAATCCGTGGAGGGCAATGGCAAAGGCCATCACCCTATCATCATAACAGCCGTTTTGAGCATTGGTAGTCCCTTTTTCGTCAATAACATACGTCCGCAACTCTTTGATTAACTCAAGGTCTGCAATGCCAGAATCCCTCTGCCGGAGTAACGCGGCGAGGTTGTCGATGATCAGCGGCTTGGTCTTACTCGTAGTCAGGAAACCACCGCGCTTCG